CCCCTAATCCCCCCCTTACTCACAACGTCGGAGAGCTATTCTAAGCACCTTTTTACTCTGAGGAGTAAAAAGACACTTAAGTATATAAACGTTACGACGGCGTGCGGGCGGGCGAGTAGGGGTGGTCGTGGTGGTATAGATGTATTGATTACTGCGAGGGAGGGAGGGTAGTGAGGGATTATGATATGATTCCGGACAATCCATCACTTCTATTCCCCTTCGGGAATAGAGCTCTAATGAGGCTTTATTAAAGGGGATATGTGTGAGTTATTCGGTTAACCGGCTAACTATGAGCCGCTTTTTATTATGGTCTTAACTATTTGGCTTCTAACGAACGATTAAAAACTTAACGAACTATAGTACTATACTACTATATGTTACTACATACATACATTTATAAACCCCTGTGGCATAGGAATTTCATGAAAGCAAACAAAATGCTATATTTGGATATAGAGGTTATTGAATTCCTAAACTCCCAAAAGCAAGCAAGCAAGCTAGTGAATGCGTTATTGCTAGATGAGATGGATAAAGAGAGTTTAGAGAGTATGAGTCTAGATGAGCTTAAGAGAGAAAAACAGGCACGAGAAATTCTAAAACAGGCAGAAAAAAAAGCCCTAGATATGAGAAATGGAAATTGATGAATTAATAGCAGCTAAAGAGAAAAGAGAGAAAGAGGAAACAGCTAAAGATAAAGAGAGAGGGCTTACTTATTGGCAAATACTACAGATTGATGATGAGACCCACAGGAGAAGACTTAAGAAAGTTGAGGCTACACAAAAATCGGTGTTCAAGAAAATCTGCATTAAAGACAACATACACAAAGAGGATTGGAAAGATGAATTTGCTATGTTTTGGATGGCTTTTCTAAAGGGCGAATGCAAATCAATTAATGAGTATCTTAAACGACGACCGGCTTCTTGTGAATCTTCTTATCTAAAGCAATAGCAAAATCAGCCCAATCCATAACCCTAATCCTTTCTTCCCTTTCCTTCTTTGTTTCCATACATATATTTATTTGTAATTCCCATACTAATCAGATTGCGAATACTCCCAACCAATCTCCACATTTTTACTTCTACAGAAATAACATCTAAGTTTTATAGCATTCTCTTCTATGGTTGTTAACTTTCCGCATTTATTACACACAAGGTTTACTATTTTCTTTTTCATTTCATATTAGGTTTGAAAAGAGAAGTTAAGATTCTCTCTTCTAATTTATTTAATCTTTTAATTGAATTATCTTTTACTTTCTTCATACCCCAGTATCCTCTTGATTTCCAAATTGTTCTTTCTTTCTCAAATTCCAGATTGATTAATTGTTTTGTTTGTTTTTTATTCATGGGTAACAGGAAAGTTATTAGATCTTTTCTAATCATGCGTAGAGTCCTAAGACTCCGAAGAATAGAACTATATTTACTATTTCTAGTGTTGTGTTTATTTCCATGATTATAAAATGTGGGCTTCGAACAAGTAGCCACCCACATTCTAGTCTTTCCGGCATTATCTTTCATCCTTCAGACCAATGCACACGGCAGGATTCGAACCTGCTCAGACGGCTCCCGTGAGTTGTGTTATATCTCGTGTGCAATCAATGAGCTCCAATGGTTTTAGCACTGTCGAACTCAATGACTATGAACCCCTTCAAATGGGGACTAATTAATTAAATAAAACTTATATTTCCATCCATTACACCACATACGCTTAACCATTTGTCTTTAATGGCTGTCCACATTCAGAGCAAATCTTAGGGTTTCCTGTATTCCAACGTTTATCCCATTCTTTTATAGAAACTTCCTTATTGAAAATCCAATATTTCGATTCATCTCTCTTATTAAATTTCAAATTTATACACATAAATCCATTAACTAAATTTTCACAAGAGTAACAAAACTTACAAAAGCCACAAGAGTTACAAGAGTCACAAAACTTACAAGAGTTACAAAACTTACAAGAGTCACAAGAGTCACAAAACTTACAAGAGTCACAAGAGTCACAATAGTAACAAAAGCCACAAGAGTCACAAGAGTCACAATAGTAACAAGAGTCACAAAACTTACAAGAGTCACAATAGTTACAGTTTGAATTAACCATTTTAAGATAACTTACCTATGAAATAGTTATAAGTCTCTAAAACAGATTCAGCTGTAATATCAGGGGCCGAGTAGACTACCTTAGTTAAACACTGGGAGACTATCATAATATCCTTAACAGACATTAGGCTTGGTTGTGGTAGTTTTCCACAGTTTGTTGTAACCTCAACCTTCTCCGACGCTGTTATTGTAGTGTTCTTCTTAGCCGAGTCAAAATCAACTTTAGTGATGTTTGTATAGTCTCCCTTCTGAACAATCAACACACTACACTCTCCGCCAATACCAACATCCTTCTCAAGATAATCTACTTCCTGCGCCTGCCACTTTGTATTAAGTGTTGCTTCTGCGAAAATACCCGGGGCGGTTGGTAGAGAATACTTAACAATAACTATCTCCCCCCCACTTGCGCATGGTTTCTTATTGATTGCGTTTATTCTTATTTTTTCCATCTTTACCTCCTTTCAATCCTCGGGCTACTACTTCTTTCCAAGTAATGCCGAGTTTTGCTTTTAGTTTTAACATCTCTGAAAACTCGTAGTCCTCAAAGAATATGTTTAAGTTCTTCATAGATATACATAGTATAGTTAGTATTTAAATGTTTCTATTAAGTGGTTCTCTCTCTTTGTAGGTCAGATATAGTCTAAGGTAGTGATTGCAGTCTTGTTTCTCACAGAGACGGTGTTTGTTGTGTATCACTACGCCGGGATGTCTCCAGTAATTACAATAAGGAATATACTTACCAACTCCGTCTGATACTGGTTTCATCAATAATAATCTATCTTCTAGTTTCTTATTTCGCTTCATCGAACAAAGCCAAGAACTCATTTACTTCTGCGAGTTCTGTGTCTAATTGTTCCTTCCGTGCTACTAATTGAGTCTTGCCAAATACTCGCCTTACTTCTTTCATTCCAACCTCAGCGACTGTTGTGTCATTAACTTTAATTTTTTCTGCCATTTAAAATACCTCCTTCCATGTGTCTCCTATATTTAATTGAATACCTGCGACTTCTTTCCACGTGTCGCCTATGTTTAACTGTGCTGCTGCAATTTCTTTCCAATCATCTCCGATGTTGATTTGTGTGTTTGTGCCTGTTGAGGCTTCCTCTACTACTGCATAAAAAGAAAAATAATTATCTCCAGTGTTAGTGCTTCCCCAAGGAGAAGGCAATGCAGTATCTGGATATATTTGGCTTCTCCCAGTTCCCCCTAAATCAGCATAATCACTTCTAACATCAGCACTACTCACATTTTCAACATAAACTGCAATCCAATAATTTGTTTCAGCAGTAATAGAAATATTTAATCCAGTTACTCTAACCCATTTATTATAGTCACTACCACTAATAGTATGTCCAGTTGAAGAACCAATCAGTGTGCTTGGATAACCAGAACCAGAATCAGCATAAATCCCCACCTCTAAATCATTATTTTTAGGGTCATAAGTAGACATAGAACTCCAAAAACCTATCTCAGTAACTTTTCCAACTGCGGCAGGGGTTGTATCTAATACTGCTGTGGATTCCCACTCTATTAGCTCTGATGTTCCGCGTGGGTCAGTTGTAGGGGCAGTTGTAACAAATCCACAATTAGTTCCTTTTACTAATGCCATTATGCCGTATACTCCACATACAGAGTTCCAACAGGAAAGCCCGACGCTGCCGGTGGTGTGCTATCAGTACCGTATAACATCTGTGGCGTGAACTGCGTATCTGCCGACGAGTTGTCTTGTGTTAATAACAACCCCACTCCTGTATCTTCTGCCGAATTTAATAAATAGTCTGTGTGGGCTTGGGTGTTGTCTATTGCGTGGGCTGTATTAACAACGTGCTCATCATACATCGTCGTCGTCATAACCCCAGCGTTTGTAACATTAGCGGCGGCAATAGTGTCATTACTCCCATCACTTGATTGAACATCCACATTTGTAGGGGCTTCTACTATTGTGATATTTGTCGAGACGTTAGTGGCTTTATTTGAATTAGCAACAATCTCGTCCCATTTATCACTTCCTAATATCCCAGCGTTTGTAGTGTCCGCTTCAACTAGGGTTGCATTACTACCATCAGAGGAATTAACATCTATTGTAGTCGGCGCCCTTGTCCCAGCGCTTAGGTCTGTTGAAACATTCGTATTCTTTGAGGTGTTTAACCCTACCGCAGTTACTATGTCGCTATGGTCTGCTCCTGAGGCGTCTCCTCTATGTGTTGAGTTACTTGTTACAAACCCAGCCATCCCCGCAATGTCTTGCCCATCAACCGTTCCCCCAGTTGTGATATTTCCGTCTGAGTGAATTGTTCCAGTTGTAGAAAAATTATCAGTTGCATTTGTCCAGTCGATATGGTCGTTTGCGGGGATACTTGCCAGACTATCATGTGCAAAATCTCCGGCTGCATAAGTTGTATCATTATCAACATAATTATCAGCGTGGATTATTAAAGGAACACCGCTTTGGTCGGCTGTCCAATCAACTCCACCGGCAACTTCATCATCAACATATTTCTTAGTAGAAGCGTCAGTATCAGCAGATGGAGCAGGGACTTTCACATCTCCTCCAGTCATATCCCAGTTTCCTGTGGGGGTTACATTTGCTATCTCTATATCTACCATGTTATTATTAATTTATGTAAGTATTAAAACATTTCCATTTAATGTTGATACTGCCCCATCCAACACTAAGATAGTATTTGCTGCGAATCCCCCACCTCCACCAGCCACTGCATCATCAACATATTTTTTATTTGTTATATCTATATCATCTGTTGGCGTTCTAGTAATACTACCTTCTTTTGTTGCCACAACTTTACGAACCGCGAAGTCATCAAGAATACCTGCGGACTGATTTTTCATAGGAGTAGTATAACTCTTTTCTTTCTTTCTGATTAAGGGGTTCTTTGCCATGAGAATTATTAATTAAGCTGCTTTAACTATACTTGAATCCCATCATCAACTGCTCCTCCAATAAAGGCAGTAGCGTATCTTCCATTCAATCCTCCAACAATATGATAGATGTCTGTGGTTGCCATTAATTAGAAGTCACCACGGCCCAAGAAGTAGAAGCGGCTGTATCTGCCACATCACACACATTTATTTTAGAAGTAGTACTATTCCAAATCATTGTTCCTAATTCGCATAACATCAAATCTCTCTCAGTAGTTGTATAATTTGGTAAAACAAAACTTCTAGGGTTCAAGTGTTCATTCGTTGGACTTGTCATCTTCAACCTCCGCTTTCTTAGGAGTCTCCTTCTTAGGCTCCTTCTTAGGAGTTTCTTTAGGGAGTGTTGCTATGTATGCCAACGTCTCAGAATTATCAAGAAATTTTTTAGCTTCGTAATTTTGCTTACCACGCGCGAGCCTTCCTTCTGCTGTCATTAAGTCTTCCTCGTGTTAGTTATTTTACAGACTTCGTTAGGTACTTGTAACTGGAATACTCCTCTTTCCCATGCTGAAATCAAAGTACTCTTACCAGGCTTAACTTCTAAGTTAGTCTTGATTCCTTCCCGAGACTTCCATACCATTCCCTGCTTAGCTACTAGAACATAAGCCTCATCCGCATCAACGACTTCACTAATAACAATATCTAAGCCAACTAGACTAGCAACAACACCGTTAGCTACTGCTGAAACGCTTTGGAATGTTGGGTGGTTTAGAATCTTAGAGTTAGAGATTATGTTTGTGTAGTCCGTCCCATTAACAACAATCTTTCCATTACCTGCAAGTGCATCAATACCATCCACTCTTAATGTCTGAATAGCATCTAGGAAAGTCTTAACTGGGTTTCGGTTCTGCTCTGTTGCTGAGTCCCACTCGTCACCTGTTGGTATTGCTACTCCATTTCCTGCACTATCTCGAACAATAGTCTTAATAGCTTTATCAATCTGATAAATAATCTTCCTTCCAATCCTGTAAATGTGCCTTTGTAGCATTGGGACTGTTAAGTCTGCGATTGCTTCCATAGAAAGTAAACTCTCTGCTGCGTACTTTTCTGTGATTGTAGAAACTTCTGTCTCTGTAACCTTAATGAATGGGAATGGGCTTAATGGTTGTAATCCTTTGATTGGGGATCCTGTTCCACCGTCGGTAGAATCCTCATTTGTTTCTCTAAAGTATGTTTCTGTATAAGCCGTAGAATTATCTTGAGCACACAATGCTCTCCACTTCTCTTCAATCTTAATAACGGCCTTAACACCAGTATCAATATTTTCTCTTAGCATATCCTCGTCATTTGATGTTACCATTAGTAGCCCACCAACCTTATTCTAGTTACTTCACTTGCTGCCGCGTCCATCTCTCTCTTACCAACAACTGAACCAGTTAGTAAGTCTGCTGCCACACTATCAATAATAAGATTAGCACCACCAACATTAACTATAGCACCTGCGCTTCCACCAGAACCAGAATCCTTAACGTCCCAAACTCCATCCATAGCGACTGTAATTTCAGTATGAGTAGAAGTAGCCGTCGAAGCTCGTTCCCAAACAATACCACCGAAAACATCGTTATCTGCTGCGCTTACCGTCCCAGTATTATTATCATTCAATTTTAGAATAGTACCAAAAGGCATTACTGAGGCTGCAGCAATAACTCGTCTTGCGAAAATGGTTGGGGTTTCAATGCATACTGCTTCGTTTGCCATAATAGTTATTCGGTTAACCGACTACTTAAATGTTTTGATTTTGGCACGGTATGCGTCCATCACTAGAATTAGGTCTTCTTGATCTTCTTTTGCCTTTTTCTCGTTGAACTTTGCTGATTCTAAAAGTTTCTCAACGCTTACTAATCTGTCTTTCCAATCTTTTTTATTCATTTGTTTTCTTAATAGCATCCCCTAGTGCTGTATCTTTAAAGAACTCTTTTGCTTGTGCGGTCTTCTTATCCTCAGGGCTCACAGTCTTTACCTCAACATTTCCCCCAGTAGTACCTGCCAACCTTTGATTAGCAAATAATGTTTCTTGTCTCTTTAACAATTCTTCCGTCTTCTTGTTGGCTTCTTCTTGCCTAGTAACAATCGCTTCAGTCTTATCATACAAAGAAGTAGGTTGTTTAGGGATAGCTTCATTGCTCTCCTGTTTCTTATTATCCTCATTTCCGCTTGTGTCAGTCTTATTTGTCGGTTCATCTGTCATTATATATAGTGTGTCATCTACTTTATAAACTTTCCTGTGTTGATTGTTAACCCTGCAATTCCTGCGATAATAGTAAATATGATTGTTCTCATTGTCCCGTTGATTCCGTAGTGCATAGCAAAACATTCCATAATCGTTAAACATATAATAGCGACGACGCCAGTAACCCAATTAATTTTGTTCATGGTAAAAACTCCTCACCGCTAGAATCAAAAGGCGTTCCTGTTGCTAAAGCTATTTGTAACTTCTGTCCATATACATCTGCTATTCCACCACCCTGTAAGAATGCATCAAAGTCTGCTAGTTGTTCTCTACCATCTTCCATAAAGGCATTTAGGTCTCCGCTAACTTCTGCTTTGGTTTGTCGTCTAGCTTGGTAGATTCTTGTTAGTTGTGCGTTGTATTGTTGAATATAAACATCTGCGTTCTGTGGGTCTTGACTTGCTAACATTGCTAACTGACGCATATTTGTTCTTGCGTTTGATAATTCAACGTCTGCTGCTTGGAGTTCTCCTCGCTGTTGTTCTTTAATGTTTCCCATATATCCTCTAGCAATCCCTGCTGCAATACCTATCGCTCCGCCTATGATTGCTCCGGGGACACCACCCGCAACCGCTCCACCTACTGCGAATGTTCCGGCTGTTGATAGTATTGATGGGATTTGACCAACCGTTCCTGCGACGAGTGCTTGGGATTTATTGATTTCTGCTTGTTGCGCCTCTGTAAGATTTCCTACGTTTCCTATGGTAGAGACTAATTGGGCTATCCTTTGTTGTTCTGCTGCTTGGGCTTGTTGCTGTTGGATTCCTTCCATTACTGAAAAACCACCACCTTTAGAAATGTTAAACTCTTGTTCTCCCTGTAGTCTCTTGGTTTCTTCTGGGGTCTGAATCCTTTGGTTTCCTTGTGGGTCTGTTATCGTCCTGTCTGGTAGAACTCCACCAACCTTAGGGACTGTTGTCAAAGGTGTAGGCTCTGGGGTTGGTGTTGGTGGTTGTTGTTGTGTTGCCCCTGTCCTGTCTGTTGTAGTATCAGGAACAAAACAGCTACCCGCTCCTGTCTCTGCATTTGTTACTGTCCATGTTCCACCCCTAGAAACACACTCTTGTTTCCTTTGGACGTTCTTTTCTGATTGAATTACTCTGTCCTCTTTTATAAGATTGGGGATTGGAAATGCCATCATCTATTAACGCTAGGCGTTGCCTCCTCTGGTTGTAGTTGTGTCGTCCCTGTGTTTGCTGCTTGGTTCTCTTGTGCCTGTGGGGCTAATGATGGGGGTCTAGTAAATTTAACAACCCTGAACATCTGGCTATCAATAGCGTTCTCTTCGTCTAGTGCTTCCTTTCCTGCTGTTACTTCAAAAATTAGATGTCCGTTAATACCACCAACTTCACTCGTACCGTCGCTAGTTATCATACTTCTAGGTACTCCTATAGAAGCGTAGGTGTGATTCTCTCTACTAGTAATCCAGTTCTGCCTATCCTCTGATGACCTACTTGGGTATGGTTTTATTTCTGCTGAATCTTGTGGTAGTCCAACCATCTCCCCATTCTTAACTGCCTTCTCAATAGCTGCGTTTGCATAAGCAATCTTGCCTATGTTGTTAGTTTTATATTCTACAATTCCTAGGGCTTTGTCTCTGTGTTTGATAACTCTCTCGTCTGCCTCTGCCTCTTGTCTAGCGTCTATTGTTTTCCTAATTGCTGCAATTTGTGAAGTCCCGTGCAATTGGTCACCTATCCTCTTGTTGCTAGTGTGGTACATGTGAGTAGTCTTAATCGTCTTCCACTTCTTGCTATCCCAAACCTCATACCTCTTAATTCTCCCTGCCTCAGAAACTATTTTAACCCTCTCTGGTGAGATTGGTACTAGGTTGGCTAGGGCTTTTGAGTTATCATCGTCCTCCCAAATAATTTCCATGAATGCGTCGCCTACTATTAACTTAATGACTTCATGATTCCACATAAGAGTAGCGAAGTTGTCGTTTCCCCTTCCTGTTACATGTTTAAATTCTTGTACCGTGTTGTCATCTTCTGCCGTCCATCCTAAAGAAAATGCCCATGTTGCCAATCCATTTGCTGCAGAGAAAACAATCGGGTCGTTAGTATAATATCCTATGTCTGTTGCTGTATTCTCAAAATAAGTATAAGTTTCTCCGCTATCGTTGTCTACATCTAAAGCCTTTGCTTCCATTATGAAGTCTGGAACTGTGTTCGTAAAGTCTGTTGTCGTTGCTGTTGATAAATTTAAGTCTGCCATTATAAGTATAATTTGTAAGGTACGCTTATTTTAGTTATTGTTACTGCTTCGGGGTCTAATCCCAATATAGTCCCATCCCTGCCTTTCGGGTCGTGTCCTATTTCTACCGCTACTCCTGCGTTTACTGTCGTTACCAATTTAACAATAAGTCTAAGATATTCACCTTCTGCAATAAACGTCTCTGTTAGTGGAAGTTTTAATAATACCATCTTTCCTCCGTCGCTGTTGGTGGTTATTGTTGCCCCTGTTATCTCCGAAGATAAATAAGTAACCGTTACTCCAGATACTTTTGCCAGTCTAGCCGTTGCGTTGGCATAACCCGCCGTTCCTGCTATACCGCAGCTAAAAATTGCCGTTCCTCTTACCGTCTTTGATTTATTAAAAACGCTACTGTTAAATGTTAACGTAGATGTTCCGGCTCCTACTCTTTTTGTTGCTATTAATGTTGAATATTCAACACGGTCACTTAAAATATATTCCGCTCCTCCAGATAAGTCTGTTACCATGGCATAATAATCAGTATACCCTAATCCGCTTTCTATATCACTATAATTATAAGAAGTCAATACCGGCGTCGCTGTTGTGAATCTGTTAAATTTTGGTTGGAGTGGCATTATAAATCAACCTCTTTAATTCTATCTATGGCCTCGCTATATTGAATGTCTAAGACATTAAGTTTGCTTTGTGTTGTTGCGAGTTGCCATGTGTTTTGGTTTTGGTTTATTAAAAGCATAGCTGCCTTAGAACTTGCGCATAATGCTAGTGCTTGTTTGACGTTTGCGTCGAGGGCTGCGTAAATTGTTGCGTTTGCATAGTCCGTATCTGTCTCTAGGAATATTTGAGCCTCTGCCATAAGTATTGCTATGTTTGTGTTATCTATTAGAATTTGGTTTGCTCCTGCGTTCTCTCCTACCATAAATAGAACTTGGGCTGTCGTTGCTAGTGTTCCTTCGTCTGTCATTATATACTTAACCTCAATTTCTGTATTTCGTTTGCTAGGTTGTTGATTGCAGTAATTAATAAGAATTCTTTGTCTTCCAAAACATATTCAATAGGAATGTCTATGCCGTCCTTATCTTTCTCTGCTACACTTGTTCCTTTAATCCTCATACTCTAATCGTGTATACCGTGGGATTTAAATCTTTGTATTTAGACGCCAGAGCGGCTCTAGTCAATCCTTCTGCTATATGGTCTCCTCCTGCGCCTTTCTTTCCAAAGTATCTCATAATTGGCTTGCCGTTAGTGTCCTCTATATACTCGTATTGTATGCCGTTAAGAGAGTGGAAAACGCTTTCGTCGTCTAGTAATAGTAGTTCTCTGTTCTGTATTAACCTAATGAGATTCTGATAGAGCCATGTTTTCATAACCTTAGTTTTGGTTCCCCATGAGTCCTCTATTATTGTAGAATTAAGGATTGGAGTAGTTTTGTTCTTTGTGTCATCATCATCCAAGAGCATATCACAAACGCCTATACCTATTCCGCCTTCTCCGTCAGGAAATATCTTTTGGAAGTCGTATGAATCATTTAGTTGTTTAATAAATCTGAATGTCTCTGGTATACTCTGCATGGTGGTTATTTGGTTGTCTCTGTGAAATAAAACCCCGTTAAGTTCTTCTATCGTCTCGTAGGTCCCTTCATCCTTTCCGTATCTAGCCACATCAACACCCAAGAAGTAATTTTTATCCTTCTCGACTCCTACCGGTTGTAATTGCATAGCCCGTCTTATGTCTTTCTCATCAAACGCTTTCATAATATCTTCCATAAATAAACCCTTGTACTCTTGCCCGAACTCTAATTTTGACATAGTCTTCTTGTCTGCTGCTAGGATTTGCTTAACTCTCTCTTTATGCTCCGGCGTCCAACCTACTCTTTCCTCTATGACTTTCTCTGTTGTTGTGTAAAAGACCTTGTATCTAGCATCTTCGTCTTTTAGGTTGTAGGATTCGTTAAATCGTTCCCAAAAATATCCTTGCTTTCCAAAGGGAGTAGAACCTAACCACATCTCTCCGGCAGACATTAAAATAATAGGTAGAACTGCTATCCAGAAAAATTTACCCATTCTAGCGGCTTCATCTACTATCGTAATATCTGCCCCAAAGCCTCTGCCAGAATCCCCAGTATCTCCCGCGGGTCTAACTTTCATCACAGAGCCGTTTTTTAGGGTCAAAGTCTTCTTATTTGTCATAGTTTGCTTTTTAACTAGGGATTTCGGGGCTGTTTCTAGTAAATAGTTTTTAGCCATCACCATAATCAGCATAGCTTGCTCCTCAGTGAGTGAAAACATCAAAACCTTTGTTTTTGGCTCTTTTATCATCCTATCCACTGCTTTTCTAGCCAAAATGTAGGTTTTTCCTACTCTCCTTCCGGTGCATAGTAGAATATCGCCTCTGTAGTCCATTACTTCCTTCTGCCAAGCGTCAAGAACGATTTTCATGGGCATTTATCTATTAGGTAATCTAAAATTTTTGGGCGGTGTTGTCCTAACCATTTAATAAATGCTAAAGGGTTGTTGTGAGCGGAAATCTTCCTAGAGAATAGATGATGCTTACAACACAAAGTAATGCCATTAGAAATATCTAGCTTCGTGTCGTGCAATTCTCTAGGAAGAATATGATGGGCGTGAGGTTTTACGTTGTCTTGACATATAACACATTTCCAACCGTCTCTATCTTTTACACTCTTAGCCCAAGCACGGTCTTCTTTAGTAAACTTAATCTTCCCCTTTGGCATATTGTAATAAATTGAGCTAACTATTTAAAATTATCGATTCTCCATAGGAAACGTAGGTTCCACAGGAAATGAAGGTTTCCATAGGAAGCGACCTTGACTTCCGATGG